CAGATATTTGATTTCAAGACGGCAGCGGAGGAGGCAGTGCGACAGGCCGTGAAGGATGTGCTGACCGAACAGCTGGAAGCGTTGCAACAGAGTTGCGATAAAGTTGCGACAGAACAACCGGACCAGGAATGGGTGCGGAAGGTCGAACGGCTCTACAGAGAAGCCTTGAACAGACCATATATAAAGAAACCGCTTGCATGGGCCCTGTACCAGGTGTGGCGAGAATATGACAAGACATGTGCTATACGGGAGGTGGACAGGTGAATGATTTAATTAGCAGACAGGAAGCCATTCGCAGCGTTTTGGTATTCGTCTTTCGGCGGTACGATGCGACTCAGGAGGAAGCTGAAGCGATACGCTCAATACTTTATGCCTTGCCTACACAGCCGGACCGGATGCGCGGGGAAGGGGGGAAGAAATGATATATTTAATCAGCAGACAGGCGGCGATTGATTCTCTTGGTGCAGAGCCTGAAGTATGGATCAATGATGATGATTATGCAATGGGAGCAAACAATCAGTGGCATTATGACGTTAATGCGCTTAAAGCATTGCCATCCGCACAGCCAGAGATTGTCGTCTGCGCCGATTGCAAGCACTGGATATGTCACGATAGAAGATGCGGATACTGGAACCACGGAGTTAAGCCGTTGGACTGGTGCTGTCATGCGGAAAGGAGAACCGATGATAAAACCAATAAAAGTTCATCCTGTTAACTCCGGATCAATAATATTGTGGGGTGATGATGGGAATAAGGAACACACGTTAATCAAGGCACAAAACTGTGAGGGTTCTGTTATCTCGTTTGATAAGCGTCAGATATGGGAAGTATATCCATACAAAAGATATAGTTGTGATACGGAGTATTGCGGTGCGTGTGAACGTAAAGGAATGTATATCAGGCTTATGCCGAATGACTTTAAGCGAATATTTGGGAAAGATATAGTGGATAGAGCAGAAAGGAGAACCGATGAATGATTTAATCAGCAGACGGGCGGCGATTGATGCCGTGAGAACTTATTACGACGATGAGTATGCTCTCGCTGACAGCATTGAAGAGCTTATTGAGAAACTGCCGTCCGCACAGCCGGACAACAGCTATTCTGACGGATTTGCTGACGGATATAAGCAAGGATTAAAAGATGCACAGCCAATAAGGCATGGGCATTGGTTGCGAACTGGGCGAACGAATGTTTATGGTGGCTTTGAGGTTGAATGCTCCGTATGTAATGACAGTGTGATGATTACTAATATTGAGTATGAACACTATTGCAGAAACTGCGGCGCACGGATGGATGAAGAGGAGGTGAGCGAATGACGAAGCTAAGAACAGTACAAGGCATTATCTTTTTGCGGGACAAGATGGCAAGCATTCCGATCACTCTCCGGGTGACGCGGGATAAGGTGGGGCAATCAATAAGCCTGTCGGACGATAATATGGGTTTGATGCTAGAAATACCCGTTGAATCCGTGTTGGATTTGATTGAGGTAAAGCCATGATTGACTTCCTCTTATACGTCATCTTGACCGCGCTTGTATTTGTGGGGATCGTTGTGGCGTGTGTGTTTCTGATGGCGTTGGGCGTGTTCCTGTTCGGAACTTTCGGAAAGGATGATAAATCATGATTACAGATCTTTCCCACTTGCCGGATGATTCTGATTCCGCTTTTGTGCGGTGCAATGGATATGAGGCAGGGCTCAAGGTGTTTAGGGAGATGACGAAGAATGGGTAAGGTTCTGAAGGAATGCCCCTTCTGCGGCAACTCGGTGATGCTTCGATGGGATGGATACTACCAGGCATACGTCCTGCGGCATGACCCATCAACGCCCAGGTGCATCATGGACGGCAGGATATTCGCCGGATATTCAGTGGATCAGATAGTGGGGCTGTGGAATACAAGAGCTGACAAACTGACGGAGGACGACAGGAAATGACAAACAGCGATATCCTTTTTGTGAAGGACTGGGTACTGGTCACGGAACTGCTGCGAGAAGGGCGATCCGTGAGGGAGTATCCGGAGATAGCAGCGAGATGGGAGAAGGACGTGGAGAAGTTCTACCAGTGGGAAAGGGAGTTCGGACAATGATGTATCTGACATACATACTGTGCTGGATGATTGGAGTCTTCTGCGGAATGGTTCTCATGTTCCAGGTCTCCAAGGCTATGGTGCGGAAGGTCCGCGAACAGGAAGAGGACAGGCTCCGAGAGATGATGGAAACAATGCAGACGGCATCTGATCACTGGATGGATGTGGTGATAGACATTCAGACAGAGGTACAGAAGGGACGGCTGCAGGGCAAGTCCATTAAGGCCCAGGATGCCATCATCCGAGAATGCATCAAAGGGAAGACGGAAGAATGTGAGGTAGAGATTCTTGGCGGAGCGGATAGCGGAGAGGCTTAAATGCCCATTCTTTCGGGGCGTGGTAAGGTCAAAGCGCATGATAGGATTGGAGTGCGAGGCTCTTTCAGATGAGAAGAGCCTGGGATTCCGCATCACAAATGTCATGCGCTTTCGGACCTACGCTGACCTGAGGGACTTCGCTGAGATATTCTGCTGTGACATGTGGGATTCCTGCCCTTACTGCAGGGCGGTGATGGATGAAAAGTATACTGACTGATGCACTCATGATAAGTGGGTGCATTTTTTTTGCGTTTTCCGTCAGAATAAAGGGGTAAAGGTGACGCCTACCAGAAAGGGTGTGAGATATGGCAAAGGGAAAATATCATGAATGGCTGGAGGAGGACGGCCTTATCAGAATAAGGGGATGGGCAAGGGATGGCCTTACAAATGAACAGATCGCCCAAAACATGGGAATATCCAGTGAGACACTGCGTGTGTGGTCGAACACATACTCTGCAATATCTGTTGCCCTAAAGGAAAGCAAAGACGCTGCTGACAGACAGGTGGAGAATGCCCTTTATAAGTCTGCTATGGGATTTTGGGGACCGGACGGCAAGTACTATCCTCCCAGTACCACAGCTCAGATCTTTTGGCTGAAGAACAGGAAGAGACTTGAATGGAGAGATAAGCCTGTTGAGGAAGACACTGACAGGACCATCACCATCAGATTGGAGGATGAGGCTGTTGGAGATTAACCTGGGCAAACCAAACGAGAAACAGCGTCTATTCCTCCTGGACAGGCACAAGCACATCGGATTCGGCGGAGCCAGGGGCGGCGGTAAGAGCTGGGCGGTGCGTGTCAAAGCTGTGGCTATGTGCTATCGGTATGAAGGCATAAAGGTCGGAATAATCCGAAGGACATATCCGGAGCTCTGGGCGAACCACAATGAACCCCTGCAGAGGTTGCTCAGGTGCGGTTCCTCCAAGGCTGCTGCCTCATACAATGACGCCAAAAAAGAGATGAGATTCCCCACAGGGTCAAAGATAATCTTTGGATACTGCCAAACGGACGGAGACCTTGGGCGTTACCAAGGAACCGAATTGGACGTACTGTTCCTGGAAGAAGCAACACAACTGACAGAATATCAGATAAAACAGCTGGTGGCCTGTGTCCGAGGAGCAAACGACTTCCCGAAGAGGATCTACTATACCATGAACCCTGGAGGGACGGGGCATGCCTATATAAAGAGAATCTTCATCGACAGGGACTATATCTCCGGAGAGAAACCGGAAGAGTATTCCTTCATCCAGTCCCTTGTATTCGACAATCGGATACTGATGGAGAAGGACCCGGAGTACGTCCATCAGCTGGAGGCACTGCCGGAGGCACTCCGTGAAGCATGGCTGAACGGGAACTGGGACACATTTGTTGGGCAGGTCTTCCGTGAATGGAGAAACAATCCGGAAGGCTACAAGAACAGGAGATGGTCCCATGTGGTGGATGACTTCGATATAGACGAGTCCTGGAAGATATACAGAGGATTCGACTTCGGATACGCAAAACCCTTCGCCGTGATATGGGTGGCAATCGATCACTACGGCAGGATGTATCTTTTCAAAGAGTTCTATGGATGTACACGCCAGCCTGACACTGGGGTGCAGATGCAACCAAGGGAGATCGCCCAAAGGATAAAAGAGATAGAGAAGACAGACCCACAGCTCCGTGGGCGGAAGATCTACGGCATCGCAGACCCTGCTATATGGCAGATGACGACAGGCGAAAGTATTGCGGACATGATGGCCCATGAGGGGGTCTACTTTGAGAAGGGAGATCATACAAGGCTTGCAGGACTCATGCAGATTCACTACAGGCTTGCCTTTGATGAAGAGGGTTTCCCCATGCTCTATATCTTCCGGAGCTGTCAGCATACCATCAGAACACTGCCAGTACTGGTATACGACGAACACAAGGTCGAGGACGTAGATACCACACAGGAAGACCACATATTCGATGCCATGAAGTATGTGGCGATGGAAAACCCATTGAACCCAAGAAAGAATGTTCCGTGGACTCCTCCGCAGGAAGATCCGCTGAACCTATGGTCATAAAGAGAAAGGAGAAACAATGCCAGCTTTTGATACGTTACGGCAGGTTCCCAAAAGGCCTCCGGAGATGTCAGCACAGGCAGCACAGCCTCCGGTGTTGGATGCCCCTGTGGGAAGACCGCAGATTATCAACATTGAACAGCTGCGGACGGCACAGGGACTGCTTGAGAAGTACAAGGCAGGGAAGTCCAACCTGGACAACAAACTCATTAAGAATGAGGACTGGTGGAAGATGCGGCACTTCCGTGACTTCAAGAGAATGAAGTATGAGAAGGACCCTGAGACGGGGAAGATCTATGCGAAGAACGACCATTACAGGCTGAAGAAGCAGTCTGCATGGCTCTTCAACAGCATTATGAACAAACATGCGGACATTATGGATAACTATCCGGAACCTGCAATCCTTCCGCGCTCACGGGACGATGAGGAGTCATCCAAGACGCTGACGGCGATCCTGCCTGTCATCCTAGAGAACTGTAACTTTGAAGCAGTGTACTCAGATAACTCATGGGACAAACTGTGTTCCGGTACTGCGGTGTATTCGGTGCTTTGGAATGAAGACCTTGAGAACGGACTCGGTGACATCGAGATAAAACCTGTTGACATGCTTCAGATCTACTGGGAGCCTGGCATCCAACAGCTGGAGGACAGTCAGAACATATTTGTCCTTTCACTGGTTGACAACAAGATACTGGAACAGACATACCCACAGACAAAGGATAAGCTCACAGGAAGCGGTATCGAGGACAAGAAGTACAACTATGACGACACTGTGGACACCACGAACAAGTCCATAGTGGTTGATTGGTACTACAAGGTCCGGACGGGCGGCAGGACTGTCCTGCAGTACGTCAAGTGGGTAGACGATATCATCCTGTATTCTTCCGAGGATGACGACATGCATCCGGAGTACAGGGAGCAGGGATTCTACAATCATGGTCGGTATCCCTTTGTCATGGATACCCTTTTCCGTGAGAAGGGGACCCCTGCAGGCTTCGGATATATCGACATCATGGAGTCCGCACAGGAATTCATCGATGATTTGGGCGCGGATCTGTTGGAGAATGCGAAGTGGGCATCACGACCGAGATTCTTCTCCCGTGACGATAACGGAATCAATCAGCAGGAATTCCAGGACCTCAACCAGCAGATAGTCCATGTAGCAGGCTCTTTGGATGAAGCGCACATAAGACCCATTGACAGCAGGGAAGTAACGGGGAATTACCTGTCTATCTACCAGTCCAAGATCGACGAGCTGAAGGAAACCTCCGGAAACAGGGACTTCTCGCAGGGCTCCACGGCAGCAGGCGTGACCTCCGGTTCAGCTATCGCTGCACTGCAGGAAGCAGGCTCCAAGGGATCAAGGGACATGATCAAAGGTTCCTACAGGGCATTCACTGAGGTCTGTGAGCTCATCATTGAACTGATGCGTCAGTTCTACGACATTCCAAGAACCTTCCGTATCACTGGGGAGCAGGGAAAGCCTGAGTATGTGGAATTCGATAATTCTGCCATCCAGGGCGGCAGTGTCAATGTGATGGGGGAAG